AGTATCCAGCGCGTTCCAGTGCGGCATTGCGGCCCGTGCGTCCGGGATCGGCGCGGATGAAATCGCACGCCTGCCCTTGCGGCATTATCTCAAGATCAAGAACGCCGCGAGGGATTTTTTAGTGGCTGTGGGATACTAAAAATTGCGTATCCCGGAAATTGGTTCCGCAAACAGTCGTACAGGCTGGCCCGGCTGACGTATGCCGATCCGTTTAAGTGGATGGCCTTGCCGCTTCATGAATTTTTCGCCTGGATAGAAAGCATAAACGAAGTGGAGGAAGAAGACAAGGCCGACCAGAAGGACAAGTGAGGGGGGCGGGAAGTAATTGGCAGGGGCGCAAAAAAACTTTGAACTTCTGTTCAAGCTGACTGCTTCCCTGGGCGGAAATTTCCATAGCACCTTCAACGCCGCTGTACAGGCGCAAAAGCGGCTGTCTGACAGCGTTAAAAACGTCAACGCCCTGCAATCGAAGATAGACGGCTACAACAAAGCAAACGCCGCTATCCAGCAAAACCAGCAGAAATTGCAGCGATTGACGGCGGAGCATGACCGCTTGCAATCCGAGCTGGCCCAGACAGCCCAAAAAAAGCGCGATCTTCAACGGGCCATGGAAACCGCAGAAGCGGAAGGGAACATAGAGGAATACAAGCGGCTACAGAAGGAACTTTCCGAAACCAGCAAGGAATACAGCAGGCTAAAAGAGAAGTACAAAGCGAATCAAAACCAGTTACAACAAGCTACTGCCAAAATCGAAGAACAGCAAAGATCCCTTGAAGAACTGGCCCAGGAGTTGCGGGAAGCCGGATTGAACACGGACGATCTGGAACGCGCAAACGAACGGCTGAAAAATTCCTATGAGCGCTTGCAAGCGTCCCAGGGGCGCTTAAAGAACCTTAACCAGCAGCAGGAAAAGATCAAGCAAAATGTTTCTGCAACCAAAACGGAAATACTGGGCACGGTTGGAGCCTATACCGCAGTTGCGGCGGCGATCTACGCCGGGCCAGTCCAGGCGGCCCAGAAATACGAAGCGGCGCTGGCAAAGGTGAACACCATAGCGGACACCACGCAAGTTCCGCTTGAAAAAATTTCGCAAGAGGTTATGGCCCTGTCCAACAAAACGGGCGTGGCGGCCAACGCCCTTGCGGAAGACGTTTACAATGCTATTTCCGCCGGGCAGAAAACCGGGGATGCCGTCAACTTTGTTTCGTACAGTACGAAACTGGCAAAGGCGGGATTTGCGGAAACGTCACAGACGCTTGACGTATTAACCACCATTCTAAACGCTTATGGAATGAGCGCGGACAAGGTGGGAACCGTCAGCGATATGCTGATCCAGATCCAGAACAAGGGCAAAGTGAGCGTTGGGGAATTATCGTCCGTTATGGGCAAGATTATCCCCACGGCAAACGCCTATAATGTTTCGCTGGAACAGCTGGGCGCTACTTATGCCATTATGACTTCCAAGGGCATTGCAGCCGCCGAAACAACCACCTATGCAAACTCCATGCTGAATGAGTTGGGCAAGAGTGGAAGCACGGCGGACAAGATTCTGCGGAAGGTTGCGGGCGGCGGTTTTTCCGATCTGATGGCAAACGGATCAAGCCTTGCGGAAGTGCTGAATATCCTACAGACGGAAGCACAAAAGAGCGGGAAAACCATAAAAGATATGTTCGGCAGCGCGGAAGCAGGAACAGCGGCGGTAAAGATTCTGGAAGCTGGGGTGGATGGATTCAACGCCAGCGTAGAAGGGATGCTGAACAGCAAGGACGCAACCGACAAAGCGTTTGCCATAATGTCCGATACCACGGAAAACAAGATGGCGAAGGCCAAGAACAGCATAAACAATCTGCAAATTGTGCTGGGCCAGAACCTTTTGCCGATCGTAGGAAACGTGGCGGACAAAGTGGCCGGAGCGGTCACGAAGGTATCAGAATTTGCCCAGGCAAACCCGCAGTTGGTGCAAACCGTCATGAAGGTGGTTGGAGCGCTGGCCGCGCTGAAGCTGGGCGGATTGGGCCTAAAGCTGGGCTTCCAGGAATTAAAACTGGGAGTTGTAAACGTACAATATGTGCTGGAACTGCTGAAAAGTAAGTTTCTGATAGCACAAGCTGGAAGTATAGGACTTGCCGGGCGGCTGAAACTTGCCGGGAAAGGGGTATTAACCTATTTCGGAAATGTGGGAAGCGCCCTGGGGGGCGTTACTTCCGCGCTGGGCAATATCCTGACAAACAACCCGCTTGCGAGGGCCGCAGGCGGCCTTTTTACGCGGGTTGGTAGCATATTCACAGCTGGGGCGCAAAGCCTGGCAGGAAGACTTCTGGGGCCGCTGTCCGGCGTTGGAAGCCGGGCCGTTCCCCTGATCCTTGCGCCGTTTAGGGCGCTGGGTGGGCAGCTGGGCGGCGTGCTGTCCGGCCTGTCCGGCGTTATCGCAAGAAGCCCGCTGGGAACCATAGGGCGCGTTGTAAGCGGTGCGTTTGGGAAACTGGGGACTTTGATAGGCCCGGTTGGAAATGCGCTGAAAACAGCCATGGGGCCGCTGGGAAAGCTGGGATCAACCCTGCTGGGGCCGCTGGGCGGCATAGCCGGAAAAATCCTTCCCGTGGTGGGGGTTGTCACGGCGGTTATTACCGTTGTGCAGCTTCTACGGAAGAACTTTGACAAGGTACGGGAAGCGGTAGGCCGGATTTTCGGGGACAAGGGCCTTGAAATCTTTGACAAGATCGTTGCAGCCGTTACGGCGGCTGGGGACGCGATAAAGAACGTATTTTCCGGCGGCAACATGGACGCGGCCCGCCAGAAGATAGAAAGCATTTTCGGTGCGAAGGGAACGGCGGTTTTTGACGGCTTCATAAGGGCCGCCCAGACCGTAGGAAGCGCGATCGGGAGCCTGGTGGGCTTCATCACGGAACACGTTGTGCCAGTGGCGGAACAAGTGCTGGGCGTAATCGTGTCCGATGTGATACCGGGAATTGTCGGCGGTATACAGCAGGCGGCCCCGGTTATCATGCAGATCGTGCAAGCCATAGCGAATTTTATAGCGGGAATTATTCCGGTTATCGGCGGATTCATTGCCGGGATCATGCCCGTTATCAGCGAGATCATTACATTTGTACAAACGAACGTTTTCCCGATTGTCCAGCAGATTTTCAGCTTTATTGTTTCAACCGTACTTCCGGCAATCGTCAGCGGCGTTCAATTTCTGGCAGCTACTATTACGGCGGTGCTGTCCGCCGTGCTTCCCGTGGTGCAAACCGTATTTACAACCATCTGGAATATCATACAGCCGATCTTGCAGCAGATTTTCACAACGGTTCAAGCCGTGTTGCCGTCCGTGCTGGCGATCTTCCAGAACGTGTTCAACACCATAGGCGGCGTTGTGAACGGCCTTGCAACCGTCCTGTCCGGCCTGATCCAGTTTATCACGGGCGTTTTTTCCGGCAACTGGGGGCAAGCCTGGGAGGGGATAAAAAGCGTATTTTCCGGCGCGTGGGATGCCCTGACAAGCATTGTAAAGGGCGTTATCAACAACATAATCGGAATTATCAACGGCGCTATTGCGGGGCTTAACAGCATCAAGATCCCGGATTGGGTGCCAGTTGTCGGCGGCAAGGGCGTGAATATCCCGCAACTGCCCACGTTCGCACGGGGCACGGCCAGAACGCCCAGCACCTTTATAGCGGGTGAGAAGGGGCCGGAACTGATAACCAACGCGCCCGGCATGACCGTATACACGGCGGAGCGGACGCAAAAGATCCTGGAAACCAGCAACCGGGCCGCCGCAGCGGTAAAGGCCGCGCCAGCGGCGGTGCAGGTGGGCGGCTACGGGGGAAACCCCGTGGCAGAAGTGAAGACCGCGCCGGAAGTCACACGGAACCCCGGACGCGGCGGCGGTACACAAAACATAACTGTAAACAATTCCCCCACGATCGTTGTGAATGGGGACAAGCCGGACGATCTGGAACAGAAGCTGGAAGCAAACAACCAGAAACTGATCCGGGAAATCCGAGAAATGCAGCGGCAGGACGCGGAAGACGAAAGAAGGGCGGTTTATGAGTAAGACATACAGAACCATTCAAGGCGATATGTGGGACAAGATCGCCTATGAGCAAATGGGGAGCGTCTTATACACGGATCAGCTGATTAAGGCCAACGCCGATCATGCCGCTGTTGTTATCTTCCCCGCCGGGGTGGTTCTGACCATCCCGGCGGAGGAAGATCCCGTGGATATGCAATTACCGCCGTGGAAAAGGGGGATTCTTG